AAATTTTGGTGTTGTTGATTATGCTAGTGAGGTGGGACCTTGGTTGAAAGCAAAAGGCAAAGGGGGCAATGCAATAAACCGGTTACAGGAGTATATGGAATCATCTAGCAATAAAAGGAAAGTGCTCACATATTGTGCATTGGATAGTCATTACCAATTTTTACTTGCTATGAAACAGATAAAATTAATTGATTACGATTTCTTACCTTTTTAATTATGAAAAAAGTACACCAATCTATATTTGAAAAAATAAAATGGTATGCATACAGAAAATAAAGATATAAATCAAAAATACGATAGGGTTATAGCAGTAATGGAAAATTCTGCTGGAAATGAATCTGTTGGTGATATGTGGTTAGATACAAAATCTTTTCCTGATGACACTCCAATTAGAGAAATTATGGATTGGGCACGTCAATGTAATGGAAGATTGATTATAACTTGGGATCAAGATACTTTAAAAAAATAAAAAGAATGAATATATCTCCCAAAACAAAAGACGCCTACAAATTAATTCACCAAAGTAGTTTAGCATTCGCACGAGCTGAACGACAAGGGATGAGAGTCGATGTTGAATACATTGATACAAAACAAGCCCACCTCACCCGCCGTATTGATAGGATTGAAGGTAAATTTAAAGAAACCAAACTCTATCGTCATTGGGAACATACAGTTAAAAAGGCTCCTAATATATATAGTGATGATCAATTAGCTACTTACCTCTACAAAGTAAAGAAAATCCATCCTACTAAACAAACCACAGCTGGAAGAGGTTCAACGGATGTAGAAACTTTGCAAGAATTAGGAATCCCGGAACTTGATTTACTTATCCAAGGTAAGAAGTTGAAAAAGATTCGAGATACTTATCTTGAGGGTTTTAAGCGAGAACAGGTAAAAGGATATATGCATCCATTTTTTAATTTGCATTTGGCGCGAACCCATCGTTCAAGTTCAAATAATCCAAATTTCCAAAACGTACCGAAGCGTGATCCTGAAGCTATGCAGATCACTCGGCAGGCACTCTATCCTCGTCCTGGGCGCCAACTATTAGAAGTGGATTACAGTGGCTTAGAAGTGAAGATAGCTGCTGCATACCACAAAGATCCAATGATGTTGAAGTACCTTAACGATCCCACTACTGACATGCATGCTGATATGGCTGCTCAACTATTTTGTATAGATGACTTTGATCAGGATATTAAAGAACATAGTTATCTTAGAAGTGCTACAAAGAATGGTTTTGTATTTCCTGAATTTTACGGAGATTATTATAAAAATTGTGCTGTCAGTTTAGCTTGTAAATGGGGTGAGATGCCTCATGGAAAATGGAAACCAACAAGCGGCGTAAATGCCTATCCAGATAGTCCATTAGGACAGCATCTAATAAGTAAAGGGATAAAAAGTATTGATGATTTTATTGAACATGTCAAAGCAATTGAAAAAGACTTTTGGGAGAATAGATTTCCCGATTATGCTGAATGGAAGGAACGTTGGTGGAAGGTTTACCAAAAACATGGATACATTAATATGTACACCGGCTTTACGTGTTCAGGGGTGATGGGAAAAAATGATTGTATAAATTATCCTGTACAGGGAGCTGCTTTTCATTGCTTGTTGTGGTCTTTTGTTGAAATGGATAGAATAATTATTGAAGAAAAATGGGATACTAAAATATTGGGGCAGATACATGATGCTATTGTGCTGGACGTTCACCCGGATGAGTTGGATATGGTGTTAAAAGTCGTACAGCGAGTGACTTGTGAGGATTTACCAAAAGCCTGGCCGTGGATTAATGTGCCGTTGGAAGTTGGTGCTGAATTATGCCCTGTGAATGGAAGCTGGGCAGAGAAGGCAAAAATAAAAATGCCATGATCCTTAAATGAAATAAGTTTAACAAGTATAATACTATAAACGAATAAATAAATGAGCCTACATATAGAATATAGACCACAGACATTTGATGAGGTAATTGGTAATTCAGAATTGGTTGAATCATTATCTACCATTCTTAAAAACAAGAAACGACCTCATTCCTATTTACTCACCGGCCCAACCGGTTGTGGTAAAACCACTATCGGTAGAATCATAGCCAAAGAATTAGGTTGCAGTGATCAGGATTTCAAGGAGATTGATTCCGCAGACTTTCGTGGTATTGATTCCGTTCGGGAAATTAGAAAGCAATTAGGATATTATCCAATCGACGGTGATGTTCGAGTTTGGTTAATTGATGAAGTTCACAAAGCAACCAACGACGCTCAGAATGCTATGTTGAAGATGTTGGAAGATACTCCTTTTCATGTTTACTTTATCCTTTGCACGACTGATCCTCAGAAGCTGTTAAAAACTGTTAAAACCCGATGCACTCAATTTGAAGTACAGAAACTTACAGCTCGTGAGATGACTGGCCTTATTCGAAGAGTCACAAAAGCAGAAGATGAAACACTTCAAAAACAAATTTATGATCAGATAATTAAATCTGCTGATGGGCATCCTCGAAGTGCCCTTCAATTATTAACAAAGGTATTAGGTGCTGCTCCTGAGAATAGAATAGAAATTGCTAAACAACATGAAGAGGCGGAGGTTGATAGCATTGAATTGTGCAGAGCTTTATTATCTCAAAAAAGTTGGGGTACTGTTCGTGAAATTCTTACAAAAATACAAAAGCAAGAACCTGAAAGCATTCGACGGATGGTATTAGCTTATTGTAAAAGTGTTTTATTAAAAGGTGATAATACAATTGCTGGATTAATAATGGGTGAATTTATTGATCCATTTTATGACACAGGTTTTCCTGGATTGGTTTATGCCTGTTACTCAGTAGTACAAGGATAGTAGTTAGGGGTGACTATGTGTCGGAGAGTTTTGAAATATTGAGGTTTTTCGTTGTTACCCTCTTTATTGGTTTTTCTCTCCGACACTTCTCCAAAAAAGTTCTTTGAAAATATTGGTTATCGAGATTTAGAAAATAGCTTGTTAGGACCGGGGTTCGACTCCCCGCAGCTCCACCATGCGAGTTGTGAGTAAGAGGTTGCCCGCCTTAGAGTCCGAAGGGTATCGGGGCTGAATTGGCTTTTGACTGCAAGTAGAAGGTATAAATCGTTTGAGATAATCAGTAAATATAACTGACAAAGTTATAAAATTAAATCCTATCGTGGAGCTCAAGGTAGCTGCATAGTTTAGGTAGGGGGCAGAAATGCCCTCTCGCCGGGACATTAGCTCAGTTGGCTAGAGCACTGCTTTTGCAAGGCAGAGGTCGTGGGTTCGATTCCCACATGCTCCACGACACGGTGATACAGGAACCTGCCGAAATATGCATAAAATTGGTACTGTTGACAAGCGGGGAAAGACCCGCACACGGGGAAGTAGAGCTTGGTTGGCTAAAGCTTGGGCGAAAGCCTAGAATCGGGGGTTCAAATCCCTTCTTCTCCACTAATTAATTTTTATTAAAAAATGAATATACCAGAAAACGAGAAAAAAGCATTATTAGATGAACTAGGAGCCGTTTTAGTTAAAGCGGGTGAAAATAAAGATACCTCTTTGGGAACTGCTTTACGTACATTATCATCGCTTTCTAATTTTATCCAAAAAGTATATGATGCTGGTGGAAAAGCTGGATTTCAAGCAGGACTTAAAAATAATAAATTAAATTTAAGTCAAAACTAATGAATATATCTCTTACATTACAGTGGGCAAAATATATTGATATCTCTGATAGGATTGAAGATTTATTAAATACATATAATGAATTCCCGATCGAGTACCGAGAGATGTTTGAATTCAATCTCCGTTTGCATAGATTACTAAGTGATCAAAAATTAATATTAACACAATTAATAAAATGAGTGAGAACAAGAATTATGAATCGGATATGTACATCGACGAAAATGCGTTGGATGTAGAACTTCTGGAACAGCCTGCTTTGATGATGAAGTATTCAAAGATGTTGGCTGAATTAAAACGTGACAGAGATTTGGAAAAAGAAAACCTGGATCTTACCCGTGCTGAATTGGATAAAGATATTCGTGCTGATCCTGAACATTATGATATTGTAAAAATAACTGAAGCCGTTATTACCAATACCATTATTACGCTTAAAGAGTACAAAAGTGCTATGAAGGAATACTTAGATACCAAGTTTGAAGTTGATGTCTGCCAAGGTGTTGTTAGTGCTATTGAACAAAGAAAGAGTGCATTGGAATATCTTGTTAAATTACACGGACAGCAATATTTCGCTGGACCAAGTATCCCTCATGATCTCACCGAAGCTCGGGCAGAAAAAACCAAAAATAGAAATACTAGAATGAAAGATAAAATGAAACGTAAATCTTAAAATTAAAAACATGGCAAAGAAATCAAATCCGTTTAAAGGCAATGTGCGGAAAAACATTGAAAAAAAGAAAGCTGAACGCTCCGGAGGGTCAACCTATTTGAATCTTCCTGAGGGCGTTGAAATGTTCAAACCAGAAGCTGGAAAAGCATATCTGGATATCCTACCTTACCTCGTTACTGATGAGAAACATTTGGACAGGGATGATGAAAGTGGTATTGCAACCACTGGTGAAATCTGGTGGAAGAAACCATTCCGAACTCATAAAAATATTGGAGTAGATAACATCACTGTAGTCTGCCCAAGTACCTTTGGAATGAAATGTCCTATTTGTGAGCATTTCAAAGCAGAACAAGATAATGATGCTGAATGGGATGATATCAAAGATTTCAAATATAAAGATCGAAGTTTATATGTTGTTCTTCCTGTTGATGTTGATGGGTTTGATAAAAAATATAAGCAAGAACCTTATGTTTTTGATATGAGTTATCATTTATTTGAAAAGCAATTAGAGGAAGAACTCGAAAGTGAAGATCAATATGAAGGATTCCCTGCATTGGAAGATGGATTTACATTAGCTGTTCGTTTTAAGCAAAAGAAATTCGGAAAGGCCGAGTACTGTGAAACTTCCAGGATTGACTTTGAAGAACGTGACGAGCAATATGATGAAGATTACTTAGAGGAAATTCCAAATCTTGATGATATGCTAATCGTCAAAACTTATGAAGAACTTACTCTTCTATTTAATATGGAAGATACTGAGGATGCTGAGGTTACGGAAGTAGACGAAAAACCAAAGCGTGAAAGACGTAAGAAAACAGAAGACTCTGAAGAGGAGACTGATCCTCCAAAACGCACTCGCTCCAGGAAAACTGATAAAGAGGAAGAACCTGAAGCGGAAACTACAAAGAAAACTCGAACTCGCAAAGCTGATAAGGAAGAGGAACCCGAGGAAAAAGAATCCATTAAGAAAACCCGTACCCGTTCAAAGAAAACGGAAGATAAAGATGAGGATGAAAAATGTCCTCACGGATTGAGATATGGAATTGATACTGAAACCCAAACGGTTTGTGATTCTTGTGATTTGTGGGAAGATTGTGCTGAAGCAAAAGATAATTCTTAAGAATATGGCAAAAAAGGAAACATCATTATTCGTAGGCACTTATATTCCTCAAAAAGAGGATGATTGCCTACGGATGTTTTCTCTTCTTCATAGTATTCCAAAATCAAAAATGTTTCTTGGAATGTTAAAAAGATGGAGAGAAAGTAATAATATCACCAGACCTAAAATGATTCGGGAATGTATAAACAAAGAACTCGCTTTATGTTCTTGTGTAGCAGAGGCTGATAAAGAAGCCCATTATACACAAAGAGCAGAATTCTTGCTTACTAAATTAAATCCTGAATTGGTTTCTGAAATTCTCAAACAAGTAAAAGATGAAGCGGACAAGAGAACAAAAATTGAGCGGACAGATGAAGCGAAAGATCAGTAACGGTAAAAAAGAAATAAAAGAGAAATCTGAACTTGTTGGGAATACTGAAACTATGATTTCCACTGGAAGCACTCTTTTGGATCTTGCCATTAGTGGGGGACGTGTAAAAGGAGGTGGTATACCAGGTGGTATCATGTTTGAAGCCTTTGGCCCCAGTAGTAGTGGGAAAACTGTTTTACTCTGTGAAATAGCCGGTGCTATACAGCGACAAGGGGGCTCTATTCAATTCAATGATCCAGAAGCTCGATTGAATAAGCAGTTTGCAAGTATGTTTGATTTTGATTTAAAAAATGTAGAAGTACACCAACCCAATACCGTTACTGAAGTGTTTGCAAACATCCGGAAATGGGAACCAGAAACCAAAGCTCCTATTCATAGTATTATGACGGATTCATTAGCCGCTTTATCAACTGATCTTGAAATGGATAGTGATGAGGGCGATAAAATGGGAATGCGCCGTGGAAAGGAATTCAGTGAAGGTTTTCGAAAAACTGCAAGAATCCTAAAGCAAAATAATTACATAATGGGCTGCAGTAATCAGATAAGAGATAATCTTTCCACCCATGGTGAGAAGTTTTCTGTTCCTGGTGGAAAAGCTATCGCCTTTTATGCTTCATTAAGATTGAGGTTCTTTTCACCTGAGAAAATTAAAAAAACCAAAACGGTGCAAGGTAAAGAAGTCCACCGAATTATAGGAACCAAAGTTCGTGTTGAAGTTTACAAAAATAGTATTGACGCCCCCTATCGTGATGCCTTTTTATATATCATTTTTGATTATGGTATTGATGATGTTCGGGCCAATTTACAATTTGTAAAAGATTTTACGAAACATTCTGTCTACACCTTGAATAGTGAAACGTTAGATAAATC